TGGTAGTGGATCGGCGTCTACTGATTCTGTGACCTTTGGGCAAGTAACAGGGGGACTGGATGTTATTAACACTGCAACCGCTGTAAATTTTACTCGCTGCAGTGCTGATGCTTCTGGCCCTCAACTTGTTCTTCGCAAAAACAGAAGTGCAACTACAGCAGGGAACACTATTGCTGCAGCTTCGGATCAAACAGGAGCAATAGTTTTTAGCGGTGCCAATGGAACAGGCTATACGCAATCTGCAGCAATCGTTGGTGCAGTGGATGGCACACCGGGTGCCAGTAATGATATGCCCGGTGCTTTGTTGTTTTACACAGCACCCGATCCCGGTGGGTTAACCGAGCGAGTACGAATTTCGGCTTCAGGACAATTACTAGTTGGGCGTACTACGTCTGTGTTCAACACTGAAGTTATTGCTGCAGGAAGTGCAAGCGGCCAACAATGGGTGTCAGTAGATGGCGGATCAAGTGGAACCGCTGGTGGTGGCGCTCTTGTTGCGCGCAATGGAGGTACCACTACTGTAGCAATTGGTGGTTATAGTGCCATCATTGGTGGCGCGTATGATGCTGTGCCCCTGCTTTTTTTCAATGCAGCTCCCAGAGTCCGGGGAATTGTTGCTGGTGCTGGTACTTGGCCCATGAAGTGGAACACCACTACATTTGCCTGGACCTATGACACTTCCAAAAGATCGGCCAAAGAAAATATACGCCCTTCCAAGTATGGACTTGAGGACGTACTGCAGCTGAATCCTTGCCAATTTAATTATCATGCAAGCGAACAATCACGCGAGGATGTGGGATTTATTGCTGATGAAGTATTTGGAGTAATTCCAGAACTAGCCCCTTGCGATGCAGATGGTGAGCCGGCTGGCGTAAGTTATGATCGTTTAACTGCTGTTTTGTGCAAAGCAATTCAACAGCTAAACACAAAGGTTGAGGCGCTAGAAGCTCGCATTGCAGAACTTGAGGCGTAATGTTGAAGCTGGTGCGCGTAGCAGAGCATGACAATGCAACGCTAGGCGTTATGTGTCTGGATGGGCGTCCCATGTTTGTTACCCTGGAGGATGCATGGCGGCATAATGAGCGGGGCCGCTCTTGCATCCCGACCGGGATCTACGAGGTAGTAGCGCACAAATCGCCTAAGTTTGGGCGGTGCTACCATGTCCAGGATGTCCCTGGCCGAAGTGAGATCCTTATTCATGCAGGTAACACGCATGAGGATACGATGGGTTGTATCTTGCTAGGCATGATGTACGGAACGCTAGGCACTAACGCTGCAGTATTGTCTAGCCGTGCGGCAATGGCATCCTTTTTGACAGCTTTAAAGGACGTAGAACGCACTACGCTAGAGGTTGTATGACAGGCGACATTACCGAAGTTAGGTACTGGATTGACCTGGCTATCAAGGGACTCATTGGGATTGTTGTTTCCATCGTTGGTATGGATTACAGGCAGGTTAAAAACAGCTTAGAAGAACTGCAGCAAAGTAAGTACCAGATCACCATGCAGGTACAGGTGATGCAAAGCGAACTTGGTAGTATCAAGCAGCGGCTTGAGCGCATTGAGCAAAAACTGGATCAGGTTTTGGACCGATGAGAGTTTTGATTGTGCTGCTAGCGATGATAGCAACGGCACAAGCGCAGGGCGTTAGTTACATTGGAATGTGCAATCCAACTTGGGACTGCGACAAGACGTTGCAGGCTTGGGGTAGCAAGCCAATAGTGTTTGGCTGGCTAGAGCAGAGTTTTGGCAATCGCTGCAGGTGTGTAGAGCAAGCATTGCAAACACCACAGGCTAAGACTTTGCGCGTTCATTTAATCAACAGCCCGTGCATGCGTAATTTAAGATGCGGCCGGCGGGATGCTTTGTATGGTTTTACCACAAAAAGCGCAAACAGAGCGGTTCATAATTCACGGAGTAGGTTGCGTAAGGTGTTTCAACGTACGGTCATGAGGGTGCGCCATCGTTTATTGCGAGCTAACGGGCAAGTTGTTTGTTATGTCTCGCCATGTTTGGAGTGTGATCTCAATGACGCTGCTAGAAAAGTGTTGCTTGCTATCGTATCTCGCTATTTGCCTGATTGCGTTCCTGTGGACAATCCTTTGCGTGCGTCCTGTCTGTCCGGCTACACCTGTGAAAAACATGGACCGGATACAGATTTACACAAGCCGTGCATCTATGACTTAGACGGCACTACGGTTACCAGTGAAACTGAACTGCGAGCAATAGGACGTCAAGTTCGCCAATGCCATCTAAAGTTTTATTGGGAAGCATGGATGAATTGCAATGATGACAGCGGGCGCTTTGTTCTGCCATCATTAAGGCAATGCAATAGCAGTTTAACGCAAATGAAAGAAGCAGGGAGCAAAAAATGGAATTAGTAATCTTTTCGGTAGTACGGCATCTTCTCACGCTTGTAGCGGGTGGATTGCTTACGATTGGTATTGGTGATGCTGAAAGCAATCAGCTTGCACAGGCAGTTACTCCGGTTGTGTCGGGTGCTGTGTTGTACGGCGTATCGCAAATTTGGTCCCTCAAGGACAAAAAGCGCCGTTAATCTACAACAAGGCGGTACCGTTTGTGTCGTAAGGCAATTTCGGTATCCGCTGTATCCATCTTGTCTATCGCTATGTTTTCGCGGACATGTTGGGTGATGCGCTCAAACTTTTTAGCGGCCTCTGTTTCTAAAAAGTGGCGCTTAAACTGTTTCATTGCGACAACCCGGATGGATTGCGCGGCACCTTCTCCATCGTCGTAGAGTTGTTCGGCAAGGTACTCAAGGTTGAATGGCAGTTGTTCGCGTGTAAATAGAAACCATCGTAGCCTGTTAAGTTCAGCAATAGCTTTTAGGTGAAACGATTGCCGGTAGTTGTCATTCATGCGTTCGTAAATTACTAGGCTTCCATTGCCGGTGTTAAGCAGTCGGTCAAAGAAAAAGCAGTAGTCTTTTAAGGCACGTTCTATTACCGCAAACCATAGGTTGCGTTCCGGTGTTTCAGGCACCATGTCAATATCTTCAGCTATCAACAGCGTCGCCGGTTTGTCTTTCACTTACAAGCCTGATCCAGTCTTCTAAAAACATAGTTACCAGCCAAGGTTTGTGATTCCTGCGGTGCATAACAGTAGGGGTTTTATCTTGGCAATCACGCAGGCTTTGGTCCATAGCTTGATCTACGTTAAGGCGTTCTACTCGCTTACATTCTATGTGGTACTCGCTAAGTTCTTGGCAGACGACATCACTATCCCCTGCAGCGCCGCAAAACTGTTGGGTACGGCGGGCGGTAAACCCATGGTCACGAAGTTTACTGGCTAGTTCGCGCTCTCCCGCGCTACCCTTTTGCTTGCCATTAACCATTAGTAAAATACCTCATCGGTATCAGCTACCGACCAGCGTTGGCTAGTTTCTGCGGTCCAGATTGTATCAATGGTTTTGTATCCTTTAGCTCCGGGGTTACCGTCATTGCCGATAAAAAAGGCGTCTTGGAAGGCGATTCTATTCGTAGGCAGAGCACACAGCTGTCCACTGTCAAGGAGGAGGACGTGGGCGCATTTGTTTTGGTCGGGCTGCAGGACGTAGCCAGATTGCTGATCGCTATCAGGGAGCCAATCAACGGTGCAAAAGTATTTGGCTGGTACTTCAGTTTTCGTTTTAAGGATTGCCCGGCACTCATAATCCCGCAAGAAATCAAAAACAGTAATGACAGGTTTGTAGCTGTAACAATCCCACAATTGAAGCTGATCTAGATCATACATTTCGGAGGCGGTCGGTTGCCACAGTAACCAGTGGATAGGGACGTGGCGAAAGTGAGCGCCACTTTGCAGCAGGACATGGAATTGTAACGCCCTCCCCTTGTAGCTTTGTACTGCAAAAACATAACCCGCCTCGTATCCGGTCGCATTCTCATTTTGCGTCAGGTGGCGGTTATGGATCCAAACTTTTAGGGGTGGGCAATCAGCGTTCAAGCGTCCTCGCCATCGGGCTCATATTGCACAAGTTCAAGCAGGTCTTTGTTGCTTTGCGACATCTCGCCGACCTTAAATCCTGTAACAAAAGCCCGCACAACATCATTGCGGGTTATTGGACCAATGTTTAGCGATAACAGCTGGCAGTATTCTTCTGCAAAGGTTTCGGCTTTGTCGCGGGGTTTACCTTTCAACGTAGATCCCGTTGCCACTAAGGTTGTTAATTTGCACACGCTCGCAATACAGAACGTTGTTTAGGATAACGGCAGCAAGTTCAAAAGGGGGTAGTTCGTAGTTGTCGGCGATTAGTTTTCGGAGGTCGGGACTGGCCCAGTTGATGGCGGTGGTCTCGTCGGGCTGATAGATCCAGAGGGTTATTTCCCATTTTCCGTCAATAACCCGATGCACAGAGAAAAATTGCTGCATGTCCTACCGTAAGGCAAGAACATGCAGCTGTCTACAGCACTTTTTAGAACGGCACTTTGTCATCCGTCGCTGGTGCAAGTTTCTTGATTGCAGTAACAAGCCACTTCACTTGCTCGCGCAGCTGTCGCAGCTCATGGGCAATCAAAAGCGACTGTCCAGCCGGGGTTGCTACGACAACCTGGTACTGCTGTGAATAGGTTGTCAGTGCCTCACCTTCGCGCAGAAGTGCTTCCTGTTCCCATTCTGCTTTAGACTTTTTAGGGTAGTTCATTGGATCCTTTTGATAGGTTGTTTGTCTAGCAGGGCCGTAATGTGTGCGTTCGTGGCCTCAAACTGATCCACGGTTTTGCGCGCTTCCAGCCTTTGCCGAAACTGAGCCCTGATAACTCCGATGTTTTCAGGGTTTGTGCAAGCCAATTCACGCAAGCCAATTGTCCCCCCTATGGCTCGCAAGGCTTCGGGGGGTAATTTCGCCCCCTCCTCCTCGGCGTAATAAGTGCTACGTTGCGCTGCAGCTAGCACCCTATCCCAGAGGGTACCCCAATCAGACTTAACGCCCTCACGGGCCTCTAGGACGGTCTGGTTTAGTTCTCCAACCGATGGCGGGAACTGACCTCCCTTAGAAAGCAACACTGCTACCGCTCGTTGGAGCTCGTCAAAGGTGGCATGCCCCAAGACCAGCATCCACAACTTTACCCTTGGTTCGTCAATAAGAACCTTATTGCCGTATTCAGCCCTCAATACAGCCAAGATTTGTCGTATATGTACTTCATTTACCATTTTCTTTGTCTCCTTTAAAGATTTACTATTGACAAGGGTTTTGATCTCCCCCCTAATACCCCTACCCCCAAAACACCCCCCTTAAACGCTCGCTTCGCTCGCTCTCTTGTTTCCCGCAATGCATCGCATCTGTAATGCTCTTGCATTGCATTTTTAATGTTATAAAAATTCTCCCCCTTTATTTTTACCAAGCTATTCGCTTGAGTAATGTTATTAAAGTTTTGAGTAAACATTTTTGAGTTACCTGATCTGTTTGAACCCGGAATCAGGTTGTCTCGCACCTTCAATGGTGCGGTAAAAAGTTAAGTTGGTAACTAACCTGGGACAGCCTACGCACAAGTTGTGGCTTGGTAAAAATTTATGGTAGAATCGGTTTGTGTCTCCCCCGACTAGTCATCGGGATGGCCCCGCCCACAGCGTAAAAACTGTGAGCGGGGTTTTTTATGCTTTACTCGTTCACAAACAATTCTTCCATACAGCTTTGCAGCCAAAGAATCCCGTCAAGTTGACCCTTTTCAAACTCACTTGACCGCATTTCTTTGTTGCCAGCAGTGACAATGCCAACTAGCCGCCGCACCTCACTGTCTAAATGCCGTTTAAGGCCCTTAGCACCCGCAAGGTAAGCCCGTTCCATGCGCCGACGGTCGGTAGCATGGTTAAGGGGTACCTCAGGGGTTAGCGTGGATTCTGCGGCTTCTGCCTCAATCTTCGTTTTCAAAGTTCACCCAATTTTTTAATGCTTCATCCAAAGCCATTTTCAAGTTTTTGTTTTCAGTCTCGGCGACAGCCTTAAACTGTTTCAAAACCTCAATCTGAACGTGACAAGACCATCGCCGCCAACCTGGAAGCGGTATGTCGTGTCCTTTTCTGCGGCTTCTTTTTTTCTTGTTTTCCACAGCTAATCCACAATGCAAGTTGTGAGTT